AGCAAATTGATAGGAGGTATTTCATATGTGTGGCGTAGTTGGGTATTCATCCAGGTCAGTCACAAAACGGGATTTGTCCAAGCTGAAACATGTGTTGATTGAATCCAGAATCAGAGGTATGCATGCAAGTGGCATAGCATGGTTTGATGGTAAAAGGATTCAGTGCTGTTCTGATTCTGTGCCTATTGACACTCTGCTGGAATCGTTTGACCTGAATCAACTGCTGTATAGGAACGGCAGGGTGTCTATGATAGCTCATGCCCGGTATAGCACCAGCAGTCTGAAGTATAATCAGCCCCTGGTTGGGGAGCATATTGCTGTTGCTCATAATGGTGTTATATCGCAAGCCAGCGCCAAGGAGTGGTATGGCCTGTATGGTTATCAGTGCGTTACCAAAAATGACTCAGAGCTGCTGCTCAGAGCCATAGAGAAGGGTGACAACCCTCTCCGGGTGTTCCCGGATGCGAGTATTGCAGCTGTGACTCTGGATGACCAAGGCAATGTTGAGTATATCAGGAACAAGAGGAGGCCTCTGTGGGTTGGTAGGATTGGTGCTGGTACTGTTGTAGCAAGCACTTTTGACATCCTTCATCGGGCTGGAGTATCTGATATACAAAAAGTTGCTGTTGCCAAAGACTTACAAGTAAGGAGCATGGAACAATGGGAAACTTGAGCTTGTTCAAAGACTTTTGTATCAACAGCCTGGAAGCAAACGATGTTGACCCTGCCATTTCATATCTTCAGTACATGATACACCGTATGGAAATGAATGAGGAGCAGGTGCTGTGGCTCTGTTTTTTGTATGCGGTTACATATCAGCTGCCGTCTGCATACCTCATCTGGAATGAATACCCAGATTTGGAGCTTGCTGGCATACCCAGGCTGACACGATGGTGGGAGAAAAAGCAGCTGTTTATTCCGTTCCAAACTGATAAGATGAAGCAACGCAAAGACTTTGTCACAACAGTAGCATCATATCAAGCAATGGTTGGAAAGAGCCAGAAAAAGTATTTTGACAGCCTGCTGTGTTCTGATAACCCGCAGGACAACTTTGATGCTCTGTGGACACCTTTGAACAGCATAGCCTATTTTGGAAGGTTCAGCATTTGGAATTGGTGCCAAGCTCTGAAGCATGTAGCCGGGTACAACATTGAGCCTTTGACCCTTATGATTGGAGAGCCTGAGAGCAGGTCATTCACTGATGGGTTGGCTTGGGCGTATGATATGCCTGAGAAAACCACTCAAAGGGTTGAGAGGAATGGAAAGCGCATCAAAAGGGTATACAGCTGGAGCTCAGAAGAGAAGGACTGTCTGGAGCTGCGTTGTAGAAAGCTGAAGCGTCAGATTGGGCTTGACAATTTTCAGCTGGAAACTCTTGCCTGCGCATTTAAGAAGATTTGGCGTGAGAATGATTCCAGGTATGTTGGATATTACAATGACCGCATAGCTGAGGACATTCGCAAGACATCAGAGCACTGGCATGGGGTTGATTGGCAACTACTATGGGATGCCAGAGTGGCCTGTGTTCCTGATGAGTATCTCCACGGAAACGCTGGAGTCAACAAGAAAAACTTTTTGCTCACCCCAGAGCAAAAGGTGTACACATAGGAGGTGATTGCTTGAGATTGTTAGTGAACATCAGAGGCACAAACGGATCAGGAAAATCAACAATCCCGATTGCAATGAAGGATGACCCTGATATGTATGAGGTCATTAGACCTTACAAGGGCAAGCCCAAGAAAATTTTGACGGTTTTTCCAAATTATGGCTGGGTTGCTTTGGGGGCATACAATATTCAAGTTGGTGGTTGCGATGCGTTTCCGAACAAGGATTTCATCAAGAAAGTGTTGGTATATGCCTTGAAGAAATTTCCGGAATACAACGTGCTCATGGAGGGTATTCTCATTGCGACTACATACTCAACTTATGCTGAATTATTTGCAGAAATGCAGGAAACCTATGGAGTTCAGCCAGTCATATACTACTTAATGCCGCCAGTTGAAACCTGCATAGCAAGGATCAAGAAAAGGAATGGTGGCAAGCCATTTAAGGAAGAATTGGTCTACGCTAAGTACGGTATGATGCAGCGAGGCATTGAAAAATTTCGTCAGGCTGGTGATTTTCCCGTGTTAGTGGTAAATAATTCATCAGTTAAAAAATCGGACGTTATATCGCAATTTTTTGACAAGTTGGAGGAAGTGACATGAATAGGAACAGAATGATAGCAACCCTACAAGCAACTTCTGAATCTGACATGCCGTGGGTCTTTATTCCGAGTTACAAAAGACCACACTTTTCTGACAATATGAGATGGCTGTATGCCCTATCAAGAGAAGCTTTAGACCGTGTATTTATTGTTGTCAGAGAAGATGAGTATGACGAATATGTGGAGTGCAACCCAAAGTTTCAAATCATTCAAATACCCGACGGTCTTGTAACAGGAGTGGGAAGCACCCGACAGTTCATAATGAATTATGCCATAAAACACAGGTTAGATTGCATCATGGATATGGACCATGATATCAAGTATCTGCAATACCTGTATGGAGGCAGAACTAAGTCCGGAAACAAGTGTAGCAAACACAGCCTTGTAAGAGACTGGGAAGAGCACCCTGAAATTCCGCAATTGGTGTTACAATTAGCAGGAAAAATTTCAAGAGAATGCTTCAAAAAGCACAAAGACGTGTTGCTGGGCTCACTAAGGAAGCAACACTTTTCCCAGTCACCGGAGTATTCTTTGATAAAGTACCAAATTAACAAAGGTCCAACACCAAGGCAGACCAAAATTCTTAACATGAGGTCAATCTACAAAGCAGGCATCTCTATGCCAGAAGCATTCAACCTACACGGGGACGATATTGGCTTTGCAGCTGAGGTTTTACAGAATGGGTATAGCTGTTTCAACATACCTTGCTTGTGCTATGACTATGTTGATGACCAAATTGACAGTGTTGTCAGAGACCCGCATAACCCTGAGAAAAACAGATGGCTCCATAAATTAGAATATGATGGTCTACAACAAATGGAGATAAAGCACTATTTGCGTGAAACATTCAAGTTCCCAGATGGACAATACAAATTTGGGGATATTGATTGGACAAAATATCACAAGCTACACCACTCTGAACCAATTGTAGAAAGGTGGTAATGATGAGTAAAACAATACTGGTTCTTATAAACGGTCATGCAGGTGTTGGAAAAGACACATTCGTAGACCTTTGCCGTCAGTTTGCAGCAAAAAGGGATTGTGAAGTTATGAACCTGCACAGGTCAGACGCTCCAAAGGCTGCATTGACTTCTTTGGGTTGGGACGGTGTTAAGGATGGGGAAACCAGAGCTGTATTGAAAAATATCATTGATTGGATGGAGTCAAAAGGCTTGCTCAATAAATACCTTGAGACTAAGGTTGAAGCAGCTAAATCTGTATTTTCAGACAAGGATTTGATGATATTCTATCACGTGAGAGACCCTGAGATTATGTATGCATTGATAGAGCACTACATAGGCACAGAACTGCAGCCAATTTCTGTACTGATCAGAAGAGATTTGAATCAACCTGCAGAACCTTCAGACTGGTGGGGAGACCTTGAAAATGCTGACTATATGGTGAGTATTCAGCTGCCCCCAAGAGATATGTCAATTACAGCTGAAATAGCCAAGCAATTCACAAATTTTTTGCTCGATGAAAAGTATATTATTGTAAAACAGGAGGAATACCAGAATGGACACAAAAGTCACTCATATGATTGTAACCCGAACTGCGACTGAGGCTTGGGAAATGTGGTACAAAGAACTGGAAGACATGCATAAGCAGAATTTCCATGATTCTTCAAGAGATGGTGCTGTAGTTGGAGAAATTCTCAATGCTGTTACTGTAATCAATGATCCTACAAGAAATATTGTGGAATCTGACATCCGTAAACTCAACAAGCGTTATATGGTTGGCGAGCTGCTTTGGTATCTCTCAGCCAATAATAATTTGTCAGAAATACAGAAATATACAAGTGCGTGGGACAGAATGTCCGAAGATGGGGTCACCGTCAATAGCAATTATGGGCATAAAATACACAAATTCTATGGCTTTGACCAGTGGGAATTTGTTCGTGACATGCTGAAGAAAGACCCAAATAGCCGTCAGGCTGTAATTCACATCAAAGACCCAGGAGTCCATCCAAAGGACACTCCGTGTACGGTTTGCCTGCAATTCTTCATCAGGGACAATAAACTTCATCTGACTGTGTATATGCGCAGCAATGATGTATGGATGGGATTCCCTTATGATGTATTTATCTTCACCTGTTACCAGATCAAGATGGCTATGGAACTTGGTGTTGATTTGGGGGTTTATACACATATTGCAGGGTCTTTACACCTGTATGAAAGAAATTCTCAGCTCAAGAAAGAACCTGAAGAAACCAAGACTGAACTGACTCGTGAGGAGATAGCTGAATTATGGCTCCTTGGTGCAGAGGCTGAGTCTTCACCAGTATCTTCTCAGGTAGAAAGGAGTGAGGGGGCAGATGATGGAAGCACGTGCGACCAGAAAGATATCACTGAAAGTTGACCGTGGCGGCAAAATTATTTGGACGCATCTTTGCTATGTGAATCCGGAGATTTTTGACGCATTTTTGGAGGTGACTCACACCCGCAGGAAACAGATGGCAAAGTGGCTTACAAAGTGGGCTGAGGAAGACTTCAACTGGATCATTGATTTTACTGAGTATAGTCACATGAAATTGTTGAAAGAACTGGTAATTGATAAATACAGAAGAATATATCCACACTTGTATTATAACAACGCTGTAGATACACATGGTTGGATACGGTGTTGGATCAGTGAGAAAATGGGAAAGGAGATCAAACGGAATGACAAACCAACCTATAACAGACTTTTCAACTCTTCCACCAATTATGGCAGTAGACTTTGATGGGACGCTGGTGGTTGATAAGTTTCCGGAAATAGGCAAAGAACGCGAGTATCTTTGTAGTTTAGTCAGGGAATTACACTCCAGAGGGGTCAAGGTTATTTTATGGACATCTCGCACGGGAGAACACCTTGAAAATGCAATCAACTGGTGTGAAGAACATAATATTCCACTTGATGCAGTCAATCAAAATATTCCGGAAGTTATTGAGCTGACTGGATATGATACACGCAAAGTATTTGCTGATGTTTATGTAGATGACAAATCGTGCCCTGCAAAAGTCTTGGAATTAAGACAGTTTTCTAATCAGGAGGAAAGTTGGCTCGAGAAATTAGCATAGCTGACCGAATCATTGAATATATCAACAGTATGCCCCACGGAACAGCTGAGAAAGTGCAGGGCACAATGCGTAGCTCAGGAAAGTCTGATATCAATGCTTGTATAAACGGCAGATGTATCAGGCTTGAGGTAAAAACAGCTGACCACGGCAACAAAGAGAGTAAAAAACAAAGCATTAACCTCAGGCGGTGGTCAGCTGCGGGTGCGGTATGTGCTGTTGTATATTCTCTTGAAGAAGTCAAGAAAGTATTGGAGAAACACGATGTATAAACTGAAAACAAATCCATGGCCACATCAATGGAAAGCATTGGACTATGTAATGACCAGAGATATCGCTGCGGTGTTCACGGATATGGGCTCAGGCAAGACCAAAATCATGATTGACCTCATAGTCAATCGTGGTTTTGATTTTGTTTTGATCATAGGAACAAAGAAGTCCTGTGACGTTTGGGAAAAGGAATTTGAGATACACTCTGACACACCAAAAAATTTTGTTTTTAACCTGTCTGGAATACCAACGCCAAAGAAAGTTTCAATAATGAAAGAAAATATGCTCTACGGACAAAATAATGGTGTTCCTGTGGTGTTTATAATCAATTATGAGGCTGTGTGGCGTGAACCTTTGAAGCAGTACCTGTATGGACTGAAATTTGACTGTATCATCTTGGATGAGTCTCACCGTATTAAAACCCCACGCAGTAAGGTGAATATTTGTGTTTCTACACTGGGAAGACGGTCTGCCTGCAGGTATATCCTGTCTGGAACACCAACTCCGGAATCTCCTGTGGATATTTACGGTCAGTACAAGTTTCTTGACCCTACGGTGTTTGGTACAAACTTTGAAAAATTCAAACAGCAGTATGAAAACATTGATGTTCAGGAAACGGTCAGACGTGGGTATGTTGTGCTTGATAGCAAAGAACCCTATGTCAACTTGGATCAATTGAAGAAACGCATGTACAGTTGTGCATTTTATGCAGAATCTGATGTTGAATTACCAAAGGTGACTCATGTGTATTTTGATCAGTATCTCTCAGATGAGGCTCAGGATATATACAAAGAGCTGGACAAGGAAGGGGTGTATGAAGATGAGTCAGGAATCACCGAGACCAACAATATTTTGGCCAAATACACCAGATTGCAGCAGTTATTGAGCGGATGCTTGGTTGCTGAAGATGAGACGTTTACGGAGCAATTTCTTGTGGAAAAAGACCATAGCAAGGCTGAGGCTCTGGAATACTTGCTTGAGGAAATACCAAAAGATGAAAAGATTGTGGTATTTGCCAAGTATAGAGTTGATTTTGATAACATTAAGGCAGTTTGCAGGAAACTTCACCGCAGGTATGGAGAAATTTCCGGAAAACGTGATGATTACAAGAAATGGAAACAAGGAAACTTGGATGTAGTCGCAGTTCAATACAACTCAGGCTCAGAGTCAATCAGCCTTATAGAAGCACGCTATTGCATATACTACAGCCACACGTTCTCTTATGGTCAATATCAACAAAGTATCAAGAGAACACATCGTCCTGGACAGAAAAAGCCTGTAACCTATTACCATATCATATCAAAGGTCAAAGGCAAACAGACCGTTGATGATAAAATAAAAAAGGCTCTGTCTTTGAAACAAAGCCTTTCTGAGTATATTTTGGCTGAGTCAAGGAATTAAGCAACCTTGCAGCGAGTGAGTTCAGTCTGTTTGACTCCTCTGAACTCGTTGTGAGCCTTGACTGTTCCGGAAACGGTCTTGAATTCTTTCTCATCGTCCAACCACTTGCTGGTCTTCCAAATCAGGATGTTTCCGTCCTCAGTAGTGAACTCATACAGGAATGTTGTGCCCCACTGTGTGTCCCATGCGGTGAGGCACTTCCACTCTTTGATGTTCTCTGAAACCTTGCTGCCAACCTGACCAATGTGGACTGACTGAGCTCTTGATTTCTGACGCTCCATCTTTTTGATCTCACGCTCCATCTCCTTGTCGTATGCCATGAACAGGCTTGCAAGGTATCCAAGGTGCTTCCATTCGCAGGCATCCATACTTGCGATGACCTTGAGATTTTCTCTGTAGTCGTTATATTCATGACCGTCCCAAGCCTTTGCCCAATTAAGTGCAGCTGTAATATACTCTTCTGTTGTGTTGTTTGGGTCAAAATTAACTTTAGTCATCTGTTCTTTCATAAGAGCTTTTTCTGCTTTACTGAAATTATTATCTCCTATATCAAAACGGTAGAAACGCATTGCTCTGTTTTTAGTTGAATCTTCTTCCCATGATGCGTTTGCCCAACCAAATTTTCTCATGGTCTCTACAAAGTATTTTGATACTTCAATAACATTAAAGTACGGTTTGAAGTTTATACCGCCGAAAAAGCAATATTTCTCAGCATCTTCTACCCACTTTGCTACCAGAGCAGCAGCTTCAAGACTGAGACCGTTAGTATAATCTTTCAGGCAGCTCTTTCCTACTTGTTTGAACTCCTGTGTTTCTTCGTTGAACACTACATAAGTATCTTTACGTGCTCTTTTAGTATTGCAGTGTTCGCAGTTTGGTTCTGCGTTGCGGTATCTTTCTGGAATCTTATATTCATCAGATACTGACCTCAGAATGTTACCTGATTGAGTATGTTCAATAGTTCCTGCAAAGACCCAACCATTCACTTTGGCTTCACCTTCAACCTCAACAACAACGTATTTTCTGGTGATTTTGTTACCATCTTTGTCTTTCACTTCTCTGAAAATCTCTTCAACCTCTTCATATACAGCTTTGCAATTGTACGCTGCTGCTTTTTTCTGGATTTTGGCTGCTGCTTTTCTCAGTGCTTCTATGTTCTCTACTGGAATCTCAAATCTCATTGTGTTACCTCCTTGTGTTCCTTTGTTATCTCCGACACCCTTTTGAGGGTGTTTCGTCTTAATTTTCAAAGACTCATCAGGGAGATTTTACCACTCTACTTCTTCCATCTTTTCTTCCATTATGTCGTAGCACTGTTCTATATAGTCTACTACTGTGAGAATGTGTCTGTAATTACTCATTGACCCTTTGATTTCTTCCAGTATTTCAAATCCTGTCATGTCTTTCATTTTTTCAAATCTTTTCTCGGTCAGTACTATATATGCTGTAAATTCATTTCCTTTGAGGTCATCTTTGAAATGCTTCATTGTGTAAGTAACCTCTGCTACGCTTGTGATGTTCTCGCTCTCGTTCCAGTGTCCTATTGCTATGTACTTTTTCATTTTGTTTCTCCTTTTTGTTTTGCTTGTTAACTTCCTTACATGCTAATCATATATCTTTTTGTTAACAAAGTAAAGTGTTTTTTGAAAATTTTTTACAAAATTTTTACAAAATTTTTGTCACACGGATTGCTGTAATTCCAACAGTTCCCGAAGGTGGTTCAATAATTTGCTTTCTTAACAAAGATTTTGAATAACATCACAACATAGTACCTCAAAATCAAATCTGTTCAAATTTGACATCAAATTTGCGATTTAAGCAAAGTTTTAATTTTGACAAAATAATAAAATCCTCATCTTTGATTTCACAGGGATGAGGATTTTATTTTCACATCGTTAGTTCAAGCTCCTCTAACTTTTTTCGATATTTCTCGTGGAGCTCATGCTGCTCTATTATAATTGTTGGCAAATCATAACCAATTGATTCAAGGTCAATATGCTTTCTCTCCGCATATTTCAGCTCGCAATCGACATCTTTCACGTAACAAGATATCAATTCAGCCGCAGCTACTTCATCAATATTCATAAGCTCCTTATACATCTCTTCATAGAGCTTTTTGGTTTCTTTCTCCCACTTGACCCAATGTTCAATACCTGCTTTTACTGATGAACGCTTTGTGCCTGAGTCAACTTCCTGTCTGGTGTATTTATACCAGTTATCGGGAATGACCCTTGGATTGTCCATATCATCAAAAGGTATAAACATGTGATAATGGTTCATAAAGTACCTGCACAATCTTCTGTAACCAAGAGTCTCCTCAAAGTAATGATATTCATGGCATCTTTTGTACCCTTTAAGACTCAGAAAGTCATAGTACCTTGCCATCTGGTCGTGAAACACCATTCCCTCCAACATGTGGTTTTTAATCTTGGCAAAAATCTCTTCAACTACCATCTTGTTCCTCCAATCTCTTGAGAATAGCTTTAAGCATAGTGTTCTGCTCATCAAGGTCTTTTTCAATCCGTTCAATCATCAGGTTGGTCTTATCATCCAATTTTTTCATAATATCATCATTGTCTGATTGCTCCAAGTTTTCTTGGTAGTTTACAAGACCTATAGCAAAACCCATACAAGCCATAACGTCAAGAAAGTCTTCATTCAATCTACCCATTTTAGCAGATTTTTGTTATACAGACATTAGCGTTTGTGAAAGTACCTGCTCCTGTTGGTACAAATCTCAGCTCAGTGGGTGAAGAGCAGCAACAATCACTATTGCTATGAGCTACCTGTACAAGTGTTGAGAAAGAAGGACTTGTTCCTGTGCTTTGAGCCTGAGGTTGAGCAACTCCATCTTTGAACATCTGCACCGTGTTGCTTGCTGCAGCACTACCATCAAATGTTACCATATACACTCCGCACTTGTTGAGCTGAATAGTTGTTGCTGATTCAAGCTCCGCAGTACATCCTTTTTTGACCGATACATTGTTGAACGGCAGCGGTGTGTCAGCTACTGCTGTTATATTTGTTCCATATACTTCTAACATGATTTTCTCCTCTCATAAAACAAGAGAGGGCATACACCCTCTCTTTTCAATAGGTGTACTAATACACTCTGGTTTATTCTTTTGTCTGATTAGCAACCACAGCCACCGCCACAGTTACAGAACGGACTCATACCTGCGTTGTATGTCCAACTGTTTGGATATCTTACAACATTCTGAGTAGCATTCTGGAGCTCAAGAGCATTCACCTGAGCCTGCAGAGCTTCAATCTTGTTCTGTGAAATAGCGTCCAGAATCTTCTGGGTCTGAGCTGTAGTTGTCTCGTTGATGCTTGCTGTGTTCATTGCAGCTTCATATCTGTTCTGAGCAATCTCCATCTTTGTGGAGCAGCAGCATTCGTTCTGAGCAGCAAGCAGATTTGCCTGACCCAAAGCAAGTCCTGAAAGGTCTCTTGAGGTCTCGTTGTACAGATTCTGCATTGCTGCAAGGTTGTCGTGGAAAGTCTGGTTTGTAGCTGCTACAGACTGAGCTGTTCCGGATGTAATCAGATTTGAGAGGTCTCTGTTTTGATCCTGAAGGTCGTTGAAGTTGAATCCATTCTGGACAAAGTCCTGTGTTGCGTACTGAGGGCGATAGCCTCCTCCAAAGCCATTGAATCCACCGCCTGCAAGAATCAGCAGAGCGAAAATCCACATGAAAGCACCGCCATCACCAAAGCCAAAACCATCTCCACGGTTCAGCAGGGCGATGTCACTTGCACTCAATCCCATTCCGTTTTCCATGATGTTTTCTCCTTTCTGTAATGTGTTGTATATAATTGCCAGCTAACTATATGACAGAGTTAAAAAAGTTGCTTATATCGCAAAATTTTGCCATATTTTTTACAAGGCTATTTTAGCATATCCAAGATTTGCTGCGGGTCTATGCCTTTTTCCTGAGCCAGTTTATAGAATGCTGCTTTTGGATCACCACCGGATTGATTTATAAGGTTCATGACTTGCCTCAGTTGAGGATTGTTCTGAGCCATCTGTTGAAGCATCAACTGCGGGTTGCCTGCAGACCGTATCATGTTCATCATGTTCTTAATCTGATTCAGATTGTTGTTTGCTGGTTGACTTCTTAGAGCTTGTAGCATTGGATTTTGCATGGTTTATGACCTCCTCTTCAAGTTTTCTCAGCCTTACATCAATATCCTTCAGGCTGATCTCAGGCTCAGGTTGATACGGAGCAATGGTGTACGGTGT